TTCCATCGTGTTAAGCGTGAACGACGGGTTGGACGATGTTATCGTAAGACCAAGATATTTCCCATATTGCTGTGCATCAGATTTGTAGAGTTGATAACCAGAACCGCCTGCCCAAGGAATGATGGTGTTAAAGTTATTTTTCCAAGCAATCGTGTTGCCTAAATAATTTGTCCAATAAATCAAATTAGACAAAACATATGTTGGGCTTGTGTTTGTTTCGCTATCAACAGTAACGTTAAGCACCACAACAATGCTTGATGTGACCTCAACCGCAAATTTGAGAGCTTGTTTTGTGCGGATCGTGTCCTGCATGGGCCACAGAGCGCTTGTAATTGTTGTGTTAACGGCAGACACGCTGTCTGAATACAAAGACAAAAGATTGGTTCCACCAGTCCCGTAAAGGTACAGTTTTTTAGACGTCGTTACAGGAAAGGCGTGCTTGATTGTCCCTTGACTGGTGACAAACCATTTCTTGTCAAAGAACACAAGTTGGATGGGTCGCGTTCCCTGAACAGGATCATTGTAATAAACGTTGAATGCCGCACACAGGATATTGTTGACAAGAACCTGACCGCCAGACACCGGCTGCGTAAAATCCAACAATGGAAAAACGCCATCAAGAGCATCAGAAATCTTGCTGACCGTCGCACCGATCAAAGCAAACACGCCGTAATCGTTGATGAACAACAACGAACGAAAATACGGGAATATCCCGTCGTAGTAGACCGAGCCCGTTGACGCCGAAACGTTGGTGTTGGTGAACAGCGTGTTGCCGGTTGTTGTAACGCGAACATCCGAGAACACGTTGATGCTGTCGTCGCCAAAAACGTACAGGAAGTTGTTGGCTGAGATCAGGGCAGAGATGTTACTGTGAAGAGTGTCGTCAGTGATTTGAACAAGGCCAGCTGATACGCTTACAAAGTCATTGTATTGCCCTGCGGCACTGTAAAAAACCGTACGCCCTTGAGAAATCCAGACGCGGCCCTGAAAACTGGCAACATCAGACGTTGTGTTGCTGGTTAACAGAGCGTTTGCAGTAGCCGCTGTAGTCGGAGAGCCCCCGCTAAAACTGACGGCTGGTGCAGAGGTGTATCCTGCGCCGGGATCAGTCACAACAATCTGCGTGACAATCCCGCCAAACACAATTGCGGTTGCTTGAGCAATACGCGTGTACCCACCGCCTGTAAATATGACCGTAGGAGCCGATGCGTATCCTGCACCGCCGCTCGTAACAACAACGCCGATGGTTCCGGTAGCAAATGTAAGAGGACCAGCTACCGCAGCAGCTCCAGACCCACCACCGCCGCTGAACGAAAGGGTTGGGGCGCTTGTGTAACCAGAACCTGCGTTGGTGACGCTCAACGATGTGACGAGGCCAGAACCAACAGTTGCCGTTGCAGCTGCACTGCTGCCAGGTCCGCCAAACGTAACGCCGGGAGCTGTTGTATAACCGTAGCCGGGGTTGGTAATTTGAATAGATGTTACCGCGTTGGCAGTGATACTGGTGACAACAGCAGTTGCTTGAACGCCATACGGGTTGGTGGGCGGGGCAATTGTCACGGTTGGAAACTGCGTGTATCCCGTGCCGCCGTTAGTGATCGAGATGTTGGTAATTGTGCTTGCAGCGTTAGAGATTGACGCCACAACGGTTGCTTGAACGCCATTAGATTGATTAGGAGCGCTTACCGTCACATCAGGTGGCGTAGTATATCCGGAACCCGTGTTGGTTATTCCAACAGACCCAATAGACCCAACGGAAATCAGGTCTATAGCATCCCAAGTAAAATAACCTTTAGCAGGGTCAGTTATAATGGCGCGATCGTTTTTCCATTGTTTCATGCGAACGCCGGTTGCGCTGAACGTGCCTGCTCCAGCCAATGTACCTTTGGTGTTGTTGCTGAGCTTTAAATATTCAGCTCTGCCATCGGCTTCAAACGCGACAATGTAATCAACGTTGTTGATATTGCAGCTGTAAATTGAAGAAACGGTATTGGCCCAAGTGAGAGCAGACCCACTGGCCTGAACCGTAGAAGACGTTCCAACAACTTTCAGGTTGCCAAACCCAATTGGCTGAACGTTTTCAAGCCAAGCAAATTCCTCGTCATCAAGAGCGGTCCTGTTGGGCCTTGTGTTTAGACCCTTGAAGGACTTGACGACCTGATAGTTTTTTTTCTGTTCAGGTGACGCCGCCATGTCAGTACACCTGACTATAGACGTCCGGTATCCGACGTTGGAACGACGTCGCCAGAACGTTCTGAACCTTCTTCAGGTACTCTTGCTTGAAAATTTCCGCTTCGCCGTAGCTTTGTTCTTTGTACTTGGCTGTGCCAGCCGCGTAGTACGGAACAGGATCGGTGTAGGGCAGAGGGATCGTTTCAACGTCAGAAAGAGCAACCAGATCAACTGGCTGAACAACAGTGTCCAGCTCAATCTGATATGTCTGATCCGGCACAGGCCCAACGTAGAAGCTTTGGCTGCCGTAGATCGAATAGCAGATGGGGCGACCGATGTAGTTCTGCCAATAACGCAATTGGCTGTTAAATTGCGTCCACGGCTGGTATCGGAGCGGAACGCGCGAGTTGCCCCAATACAAATTGAAGTTCACAATGTCGAGAGTGAGCGAGCCACGCGGCAAAGACGAGAAGGTGTAGACCTCCTGGTTCTGATACACGTTGCTACTCTGAATAACCCTGTTAACGCCGGTATCACGAACGAGCCTGTTGCGGGCGTCGTTGATGTAATCCGTCAACTCCTGGTCAGTCCAGAAGTTCGCGTTAGCGTCGTGCAGCAACCGGCGGGTTGTTGTGATGTAGCTCTGTAGCGTGGTCATGTACGCCCCACATCATGCGGCTGCCTGCGTCCCTTTTCCCCGCTCCCGTTTTTCAAGAACAGGGGCGGGGAACCGGCCTACCGCTGGGGACGTTGCGCGATAGTCGTCTGGCCGCTCTTCGGTGATCTCAAACTTCGAAAGTCGTTCAAGAGCCTGCGGCAAATCATTCGAGTCTTTCGTCCAGCCGAAGCGAACTACAAACTCAAACTTGTCGTCTAGGCGATACCCAAAAAGATTCTGAGCAACATCTAATGACACTTCCACCGGCTTGGATGGGGGGAAGTTGTAAAACTTCCCATGCCATTGACTTGTTAGCTCTGCGTCCGTTTTGTTTACCACCCAGACATTGTTCATCAGAAGCTCACAACGTCGCCGTAAACATTGACCTGGCAAGCAGCGTTCGCCACGTTAGCCGTCACGTTCACAAAGAGCGCGTTGGCCTGAAAGACGATGGCGGCGGTGTTTGCATTCAGACCGGAACCGGGCGTCATATCAACATAGCTGGTGCCGTTTGTGAGGTTGGTCAACGTTACCGTGCCCGTCACCAAGTTGGCGCCGTCGTTGGACGTGCCAATGGTGATGTTCGCGGTTGCAGCGTTGGGGGCCGTTCCACCAGCCGTATTGTAGAGATTAGACACCACAATACGACGAAGGATGTAGCCACCCGAACCGCCCATGCCACCGTTAAGGATAGGCATGATGCCTACAGCGTTAGCCGTAGCCGACAGAGCAACGTTCTGAGCCCTGGCAATTCGAAAATTGCCAAAACTGTCTTGGGTATTTTGGCCTACTGCATCAGGATTAGCCATGTGTCACCTCAAGTTGCGTTGAAGGTGCCCGTGGCAGCCTGACCACCGTTGACAGTGAACAGCGTGACCGTCTGGGTGCCGGTAGAGGCGTTAGCGCGAACGCTATAGCCGTCCGAAACCAGAACAGGAGCAACGGTGTTTGCCGCAACGAGCGTAGTCCAAGCGTTCGCACTACCAGTGTAGTAGTTGAACTCAATGACCACGTTGGCCGTCGAAGGATAGACGTACAGACCGGCGGGGATGTACTGCGCGCTGATCATTGCAGTCGCGTTACCCGCGCCGACGTTGGAAACAACGACAGGCTCAAAGTAAGCGCCAGCCGTGTTGGCAACCGCGTTCGCAAGAACAATCTTGTTAAGAGCAAGAGACATTGGTCATTCTCCTCAGAGGCTAAGAGAGTTGTAACCAGTCACCTTAGTCATAGACTTCGGCTTCGTGCTGACAAGCTCTGCAATGTTGATGACCGCGCCGACGTAGCCAATCTGCCAGTTAGGCAGGGTTGACTCAAAGCCGGTGAACACAAACTGGCCCTGCTCATGGATGTAAAGCGAGAGGTAGTTGGTGTTGAGGAGGTACAGAGTACCTTCGGGGCAGTACGGATCGGGGTAGATCGGAACGCCAGCGACCATGAGGGCGCGGAACGCGGCCTGCGGGCCGTTTGAGTCGCCATCGAACCCGTGACCGGGGGTAATGACATACTGTTCCTGACCAACGTAGTCCTGCGCCAGAAGGGTCCAGGTGCCAAAACCGCAAACGCCAAACGTGGGCACTTCCGCGCCGTACTTGACGGTGCCGGAGATGTACTGAAGGACGTTCTGACGGGTCGGGTTGACCGAACCAGCAGCGTAGACTTTTGAACGCCACCAGGGGTTCGTGGTCGAGGAACGGGTGATGTTGCCGTAAGTGGCAGTACCCGTGCCGTCGTCCACCGCAGCCGGGAGGCCGGTAAACTGCTGGGTGTTCGTGGTGTTGGTGTAGAGGGCCGTCGCCATCGCATCCATCATCACGTTGGTCGCATCGTTCATGCGAGCCTCAATGAGGGGGATGATAGCGTGGTCCTGCTGAACAGCGCCTTCCATACCGAGGAACGGCACGGGGGCGATCATCAGTTTCAGGGTGAACTCAGCGTTGTAAGCACCCTGCTGGACGGACGGCTGCTGGAAAGAGCCGCTGTAATCCGACCACTGAGCGTTTACAAACTGCGCGCCCTGAACGGGAACCGTCACGGAGGACACACCGCCCGTAGCCGTTTGGCTATTGGCAATGAGAGCCGCCATGAGCGGAGTCGAGTTGTAAATCTGCACGACCATCTTGGGGATGAACGCGCGGCGGGTAACGTAAGTCAGTTCTGTAAACTGGCTACTACCCGTAGACGGGAGAATGCCGCCACCGATTGCCATATCTTACCTCATCGTTTCTAAGTGACACTCGTCCCCGTCACACGCTCAAAGACCAATTGGCNTTGGATTTTTGCGAAGTTCATTCAGCGCTTCCGCCGCAACTTCACGCGCAGCCCTTACATGATTGCCGCCCATAAACCTCTTCAGAGTGTTATGAGCAGTCTCGTCAATCACATTCCGGCTGAACACCTTTGGGGCGGTAGGCGTTGCCGCCTGACGCATCCAACTGTAGTAGTCTGCGGCGCTTTCATGAGAAGTAATGCCTTTTTCCAGCATGATCTTCTCAATCTCCGCGATCTCGTCCTCTTTCACGCCCTTGCTACGCATAAGCGTTCTGCGACGACGTTCCAGTTCTTCCAACGCTTCCTTCTCGCGAAGCTTGCCTTCAAGCTGCTCCATGCGAGACTGCTGCTGCTCAAACCGAGAAGACATATCGTCNTTTAGGTCAATCTCACCGATTGGCATGTTAGGACGAGCGGCCTTAGTCAAGCGAAGGAAAGACTCGCGAGTGGCCGGGTTATCAGCCAGTTCGCGAGCGAGCGCCGCGAGTTCGTCTCGGGCTTCAGGTGTCAGGTCTTCAAGCGATGCCATTTACGTC